AAATTCACAGAAATGCGTGAGATTGTGCGTAAAGAGCGAGAAAAAGTCGAGCGTGAGCAAAAAAAGCTGTGGCAGAAGCTACGTACAAACGTAGACTTCTTATTCAAAAATACCAAGTTCAAGTCACAATATACGCTGCAATTTTAATTCTTGTGCTTGAGTTTGTTGGGCTGATGTATTACGTACATACTGAGTATCAGAAGTCTAAGTATCATTTGGGGAAATAAATGGATTGGTTAAAGTCAATAGCACCCACGATAGCCACAGCTCTTGGCGGCCCACTTGCGGGCATGGCAGTTGAAGCTGTATCCAAAGCCATAGGGGTTGACCCTAGTGAAGTACAAAACACCATCAACTCGGGCAAGTTATCTGCTGACCAGATAGCTTCAATCCAAACCGCAGAGTTAGCATTGAAAGCTAGAGCGCAGGAGATGGGTCTTGACTTTGAGAAGTTGGCAGTAGCCGACCGTGCAAGTGCTCGTCAGATGCAGATGACCACAGGTAGCTTTATACCCCCTGCGTTGTCCGTTATGATTGTGTTGGCTTGGGCAGCAGTACAGTTCTTCCTTCTGACCCATGTGATTGAGCCGACCATGCGTGAGTTGATTGCCCGTGTACTGGGTACGCTAGACGGTGCATTGATGCTTGTTCTATCTTTTTATTTTGGCTCATCTTCAGGCTCACAAGCCAAAGATACTATGCTCCATCAATCGAGTCCAACAAAATGACCATACTTACCAAAAACTTCACTCTTGAAGAGCTAACGATTACAGAACACAGGGAGTTTTCAAATGAACCTAACGAAACTGAAAGAGCAAATCTTATCCGCCTCGCAATCTTTTTGGAGCAAGTTAAAGAGCTATTGGGTGGCAAGCCGATCATGGTTAACAGCGCGTTTCGGTCAAAAGCCGTGAATGATGCGGTTGGATCGAAAGATTTGTCTCAGCATAGGGTCGGCTGTGCGGCTGACCTGCGTGTGCCAGGCATGACACCAAATGAAGTAGTCCAAGCTATTATTTCAAGTGATTTGCCCTATGACCAGTGCATAAGAGAATTTGACAGGTGGACGCATATTTCAGTGACAAATCACCCAGAGATGACACCAAGACGACAGGCGCTTATAATTGATAAACAAGGAACAAGAGCGTACATTTAAATGCTTAAATCCATACGATTCAGACCAGGAGTCAACCGAGAACAAACTCAATATACCTCTGAAGTGGTAGGTACAGTCAATACTAGTTTTCAAGTCATAGCTGGTTGGTATGATTCTAATAAAGTAAGATTTAGACAAGGATTTGCCGAAAAAATAGGTGGCTGGTATCCTTTTGCTCTTGGTACTTATCTTGGTATTTGCCGTTCTTTATTCAGCTGGTCAAACCTTGGCGGTCAAAATTTAATTGGAGTTGGTACCAATCTTAAATTCTATGTGAATCAAGGTGGTCCATACTACGATGTTACGCCAATTCGTTATACAACTACTCTGACAAATCCGTTTCGCACATTTAATTTAATCACTACAGTTCAAGTTACAGCTGCGTCAAATGGGGCAGTACTAGGAGATTTTGTTACTTTCAGTGGTGCTTCTTTGGTGGGAGGATTGAACTTAAACGGGGAGTATCAAATACAAAGTATTGTAGACAACAATACATTTACCATTACGGCTGCTACTGCTGCAACAAGTAGCGTGATGGCTGGAGGCGGTACAGTATCGGCAGCTTTCCAAATTAATGTTGGTCAAGCCATAGAAGTTCCACTTGTTGGTTGGGGATCTGGCCCATGGGGATATGGATCATGGGGGAACGGCTCTGGTTCTGTAACCGCTTTGAGATTATGGAGCCAAGCCAATTTTGGACAAAATTTAATATTTGCTCCACGTGGTGGATCTATCTTTTATTGGGACGCAGCTTTAACAGTTGCATCTCGGGCCGTATATGCATCATCATTGTCAGGTGCTTCAGATGTACCGACTATTGTTAATTTTATCTTTGTTTCCGATGCTAGTCGCTTTGTGTTTGCATTTGGTGCTAATCCATTGGGAAGTGCTACACAAGACCCTATGTTGGTTCGTTGGTCAGATCAAGAATCTGTGACCATGTGGACACCAGCTGCAACCAATCAAGCAGGTGATATCAGGCTATCCCGTGGTTCACAAATTGTTACTTGTGTTCAAAATAGGCAAGAGATTATTGTTTGGACCGACACGTCTGTTTATTCATTTCAATACATAGGAACTCCTGGTGTTTGGGGATCAAACATTGTGGGAGATAACATTTCTATCATGGGTCAAAACGTGGCTGTGCTGGCATCTGGTACTTCTTACTGGATGGGTATTGATAAGTTTTATAAATACAACGGCACAACTTCTACTTTACGTTGTGATTTACGCGAGTATATTTACAGTGATATTAATGTAAATCAAACGCAACAATTTTTTGCTGGAACAAATGAAGGATTCAACGAGGTATGGTGGTTCTATTGTTCAGCCAATAGCACGGCTATAGATAGATACGTTATCTATAACTATCAAGATGATATCTGGTCATATGGAACCATGAACAGAACCGCTTGGATTGACTCTACATTATTAACTTATCCGTTGGCTGCAGTTCCTAACAATACATATGGTAATACTTTGGTATACCATGAATTTGGTTTAGATGACAATACGACAGGTACAGCCTTGCCTATAGATTCTTATATTACTTCGGCAGAATTTGATTTGGATGAAGGTGATAAATTTAGTTTTATCAGAAGAATACTTCCAGACATTACATTCCGTAAATCTACTACTGCTAATCCGACGGTCGATATGACTTTGATTCCTATGCAAAACTCGGGATCAGGATATAACAATCCTCAGTCGCAAACTAATAGCAATGTAGCTACAGTTACACGCACGGCTACGGCCCCGATAGAACAATTTACTGGCCAAGTATTTATTCGTTTACGAGGCAGACAAATTATCTTTAAGATAGAAGGAAATCAATTGGGCCAGCAGTGGCAATTGGGAACGCCAAGAATTGATATTCAAGTAGATGGCAAGAGAGGTAATTCATGAGTATTCCAGTCATCAATGTTTCTCCTAATTTACCTTTGCCGCCACAGGAATATGATCAACATTATTTTGATATATTGACTAAAGTACTTCGTCTGTACTTTACGAGCAATGATAATATCAATCAAGTTGGCATGTCACAGGTATCTACCAGCCAAGCACTTATTTGGTTAAATTTATAATGGCAAATTACCAAAATGTTACCCCTTTGCAAATTGCTCAGGCAGCGCTGACAACCAGCTATGCCACGCTTTATACTGCGCCTACAAATGCCACAACACCCACAAGGACGTATATTAAACAAATAGATGTTTGTAATACGACGAGCGGTGCATTAACATTTAACTTGCATATTGTGCCTGTTACCTTTAGTGCGGGAACACAGAACGCTATTTTTTATGGCCAAACAGTTGCGGCTAATTCCACGTTTTCATACAGTGGAGTGCAAGTCATGTTAACGTTATCATTTATTTCTGCCAAAGCGTCTAATACTGGTTTAACTATAACTATTAGTGGTGGGGAGGCTGTCTAATGGCAACCAAGCTACCAGTATGGGCAAACAATGACTTAGCTACATACTCTGCATTTATGGGTTTACCCGCAGATCTAACATCTGCTGCGCCCAAGAAAATTGATCCTCAAAGTTTGGAAGCTAAAGGTAATCCCAAAGGAATGCGTTTTGTTCCAGGTGGAAATGAAACAGACCCCGGCACATATACAGTTCCAATTGATACTCCAGCAGGTTGGGATCCAACAGTACAACTTTACGCAAATTACAATAGCCAAGGTAATTTAGTTAACTTTAGTGGGTCTAATCCTGTATTTCCTGCTGATGCTAGTGGTAAGCTTTCGAAATTAAAATATGCCCCAATTTGGGATGCATCCGGAAATTCTGTTTCTGTACAAGATACTTCTCACGGGGGCTGGGAGGGAACGCCTATAGTATTGGCCGCTGCTTCAATGGTGCCTGGCGTTGCTCCATTTATGGCTGCTGCCAACGTAGCCAATGCTATAGCCAACCATCAGCCGCTTAGCCCAAGTACGCTTATAAGTCTTGGTATTTCTGCTATTGGGGCTATGGGAGGCACACCAGTAGACATGATTCCTAACGCGGACGGTACGGTTACAACGTATTATTCTGATGGAACAAATGCAATTAGTACACCTCAGCAGGGTATTGCTAGCCCTTCTTTGACGACCAATTTAAAAACAGCGCAAAAGGTATATAACACTGGTACAGCTTTATCCAAAGGAAATATTAGCTCTTTAATCAATAGCTTAAATGGATTAATTGAAGTTTCTCCAGACGTAAGTATTGCTTTGAAAGCTACAAATGCTATACGTGCTTTATCAGCTGGTATGCCCGCATCAGCAATTGCTCCCTATATTACATCCATCATAGATACTGGGGATCCACAAGCTGTCAATATGGCGACAAAGATACTCAATACACTTTTACCAAATACTGTTAAATCACCAACTGTAAACGTTGACAGTACAAAAGTGACGAATGCCGCTGCTAAAGACAACACTACGACAGACAATACGGTTGTAGACAATACCGCTGTAGACAATACTAAAGTAGACAATTTAATTCCTACTATATTAAATGGTACAACAACTGTTAAACCAAATACAACAACATCCAAACCAACTGTAAACGTTGACAGTACAAAAGTCCCTGCAGCCAAAATGACAATCAATCCGTTAGACATACCGCTTCCAGAACTATTGGCCCTACAGACTGGTAAAATAAAAGAATTAGATCTGGATAAATTATTTGACGTAGTAAATTCCTCGCCAAATGTCTATGAAAATACTACAATAAATGCAAGAAAAGGTGGATCGATCAATGACCTTTTGCATATTTTAAAGGGTTAATATGGCTTACGTATCAGCAGTAGTACCAAATTACGATTCTGATGATTCAATCATTGATTACGATATTGAATGGACAGATGGACATGTAACCAAAAGTCCAACTTCGCTTGCTGTTGGTCAATCAGATGGAAATGTATTACCAGTAGACATGATTCATAACGCGGACGGTACGGTTACAACGTATTATTCTGATGGAACAAGTTCATCTAATGCCCCTTCGGTAGTTAAATCATATGACTACAATGGTATTACATATCAGTTGATGTCAGATGGTAAATATACCAAAACTCTACCAACTGGAGAAGTAGTAGCTAGTGATCCCACTGAATTTGATGCCAATGCAGCAGAAGTATCTACTACCGAAGGTGGAACTAAAGCTGGTACTACAACTTTGCCTGGCACGGTTAAACCCGGAACTACGAATTTAGATCCAACCAAAATTAGTACAACACCAACCACTTCTAGAACTTCAACTACTGTAACTGGAACTGGTCCAACCACAGGTATTGATAAAATTATTAGTGGATTGACCACTGGCACATTATCAACTGCAGACTTAAAGAACTTTATAGCCAACAATGCTGGCTTGCTTACTGGCGTTACTGGCTTAGCTGCTGCTTTAGGTGGTAATGATATAAAAACATCTGGGTATAAAGGTTCTATACCTCAGTTGCAAGCCATAAGAAATCAAGTAGCCAATCTAACTCCTGGATTAGGTCAGCAACAATTTACAGATGTACAGTACGTTGATCCAAGTAAAGCATCAAATATAACTGGCGCTATGAGCAATGCAGAAAAACAAGCATTGGAAATAGCAAAAGACGCAGTTGCCAATACGCAAGCTAATTTAGATTCAACAGTTGCTCCTCCAGATTTCAATATGCCTTGGACCAATTTGGCCAAGCCAGGTATAACAGCAGTTCAACCTGTTTTAGGTCTGCCAGCAATTACAAGTTTGTATTCAAAAAAACAATCCGATGAAGCTAAGGCAGCTCAAGCAGCAGCACAAAAGGCAGCTGATTCAGCAGCTCAAGCAGCAGCACTACAAGCTATTTATGATAAAGCTGCAGCCGCTGCGACTACATCTAAAACCTCATCTACTGCTGGAATTAATACTTTCTTAACCAATCCAGGAAGTGCTGCTAGTGCTGTTACAGCAAACACCGCTATGACCCAAGCTGCGACTGCTGCAGCTGCCGCCGCTAAAGCCAAGGCTGATGCAGAGGCTGCCGCCGCTAAAGCAGCCGCAGATAAAAAAGCAGCTGATGATGCCGCTGCTGCTGCTGCTGCCGCTAAAGCTGCTAGCGATGCTAAAAAAGCTTCCGATGCTGCCGCCGCTGCTGCCGCTAAAAATGCTAGTGATGCTGCTGCCGCTAAAGCCGCTGCTGAAGCTAAAGCCAAATCAGATGCTGCCGCTGCTGCTGCCGCCAAAGCTGCCGCTGATGCCAAAGCTTCTGCGGATGCCAAGGCTGCTGCCGCAGCAAAAGCTGCCGCAGACGCCGCTGCATTAAAAGCACAACCGGATGCCGCAGCCAAGGCTGCCGCAGACGCTGCTGCTGCCAAGGCTGCTGCTGACAAGGCTGCTGCTGATGCTGCAGCTAAAGCTGCTGCTGATGCAGCTGCTGCTAAAATTGTTCCTACTACTGTTACACCTACTGCCGCTACTGTTTTAACTGATCTTATAAATTCTAAAGCAACTGGTATACCGATAGATGTAAATGCGGGGTTGGCAGCCGCTGCTGCAGCAGGTGTCCCACACACACCAACAATAAGTACAACACCCGTTAAACCTACAGCTACGTCTGTTTTAACTGATTATATAAATAACGCATATACAGGTAAGCCAACAGATCTAAATGCAGGATTAGCTGCAGCGGCTGCATCTGCTCTACCAGGTGCAACTGCTCCAGGTGCAAACGTTAACAGTGGTATAGCTCAAGGAATACTAAAAGCAGACGAAGCCAACAAAATTCCTTTGACAACAACGTTTGCTAATTCAATGGGATTGTATGGAAATAATGTAAGCAGTCCTTTGTCTCAAGCAATATTGAACGCAGATAAAACAAATAATGTTTCATTAACTCCAGAATTTGCTTCTGGCATGGGTTTATCTTCACTCAATCCCAATTACACAACTCCAGCACAGCCTACATATACACAGCCTGCAGCTCCAGTACAACCTGCATACACAAAATATTCAAATAGCGACATAGCTAATTATCTTGCTGCAAATAGTATTGATGTAGGTAATGCAAATCAAGTAGCTGCTGCTATAAAAGCAACCAATGCTGACCCAAAAGCTGTAAGTGATTTTATTGCTAATAATTACGTTTCAAACACGGAGAATTTGGCTGGCGGTGGTTTTATGAATACACACTATAGACACGGAGGAGATGCTCATATGCAGCCAAGATATTTACAAGGTCCAACAGATGGTATGGCCGATGATGTTCCTTCTTCTATTGACGGTATACAGCCAGCCAAGTTAAGTCACGGTGAGTTTGTAATTCCTGCTGACGTCGTTTCTCATTTGGGAAATGGTAACTCTGATGCTGGTGCAAATAAACTTTATCAAATGATGGATAAGATTCGCATGGCCAGAACTGGTACCAAGAAACAAGGTAAAGAAATTAATCCCGATAAATTTACTTTAGGTGGTAAAACTTATAACACTGGTGGACAAGTTGCGTTCAGTAGCGGCGGTGTACCAGGATTTGCTGGAGCAACTGGTAGTGCAGTGGATTTAACTACATCACCATTAGGTTATTCAAGCGTTTCAGAATTGTCCCCTTATGTTGGAGACTATGTAACTGGCATGTTGGGTAAAGCGCAAGCATTAGCAGATGCACCTATGACTGTGTATAAAGGTGAGTTGGCTGCAGGACCATCTAATTTACAAACACAGCAATATGCTGGTTTGTCAGCTTTGGCGCAAACAGGTGCTCCCCCAATTAAATTTACTAATACATTTAGTGCTCCTGCTTATGATGCACTGGAGGCTAAAAACTTATATGTACCGCCAGAATATAAATATAACGATATAACCAATCAGTATAAAACTCCAGATGCTTATAAAGCAGCTAATATCACCAATACATACGAATCTCCAACTGCATACAATCCAATCAATGTAACTACTGGATCATTTGGCACAGATTCTGCTATAAAATATATGAATCCTTATATTCAAGCATCTTTAAATCCTCAGTTACAAGCCTTAAAACGTCAGCAAGATATTAACACTCAAGGGGATTTGTCAAAGTTGACAGCTCAAGGTGCATATGGAGGTTCTAGACAGGCCGTATTAGAGGGTGCTAACAATTACAATTTATTAACTAATCAAAGTAATTTGCTTGGTCAAGGTTATAAAGAAGCATATAACCTAGCTCAAAATATGTTTACTTCTGACCAAGCTAGACAGCTACAAGCTCAACAAGCCAATGTCCAGCAGGCACAGTTTGCAGCCTCTCAGGGTATGACAGACGCTCAATTGATGGCTCAATATGGAATGACCGCACAACAGGCTAATGAAGCATCAAGACAATTCGGTGCAACCCAAGCTGCAAATGCTGCTCAAAATAACGCTCAGTATGGAATGGCTGCTGCAAATGCTAATATTGGTCAACAACAATTTGGCGCTAATTTAGGTATGACTGCAGCTGATAAAACAGCTCAATATGGTGCTCAAGCTCAAGCGGCCAATATTGCTCAACGGGAATTTGCCAATCAGCAGGCTCAAGCAGCAGCAATTCAGAAAGCGCAATTTGACGCACAGGCACAGGCCGCACAACAAGCCGCCAATATGCAATCTGCTAACTTTGGTTTGTCTACACTTGCTGCTTTGGGTGCGGCGGGTACACAACAACAAGCTACTCAACAAGCCAAAGATACTGCTTCTTTAAATCAATTTAATCAACAGCAACAAAACCCTTATGCTCAATTACAATTTGAGCAAAGCATGTTGCAGAATTTACCTATAGCTACGCAAACAGTAATTCCAAATACAACAAGTCTTGGACAAACAACTAAAACAATAAGTGACTTAAGTCAGTTGTATAGTTTGTTAAATCCTTCTTCTACATCTTCTGGAAGTACTTCTACTACATCTGCTGGCGTTACAAAATAAGGAATAGATATGAGTTTTTATCAAGACGAAAAAAATATTCAGTTTGTGCCGGATAAAATTTTAAATGACTACAAAAAAGGCAAAGGCGGTAACCAGCCTGAAGAGGGGTTGTTGGCGTTGATCGAACAATCTAAAAGATTAAAACAAGAGACTGGTAAAGATATTAATGTTAGCCCTATGCCAACGATTGCAGATCAAATTAAACACAAACTTGGTATTGTTGATTTACAAAAAATGGCTCAGCAGTTGGGCGTACAAATAACTGGTATTGCTCCAATTGGTGCGCCTGTTGCTGGACTGCCTACTGCCATGCCTCCTGAAGGTGCAGCTCCTATGGCTCCTCCAGTAACTGGCCAAGCTCCTGCGCAAATGCCACCTCAAATGCCTCCCCAGGTATCGCCTCAAATGCCACCCCAAATGCCACCCCAGATGCCGCCCCAGGCGCCTGCTGGTATGGCTCATGGCGGAATAACACATGCCGTTCCTCACCATATGTTTAAATTCGCACATGGTGGCGGAATTATGGAATTTGCTGAAGGTGGTACGGACAAAGACAAAGCATTGGCTGCTATCAACGCTTCTATGCCAGAGGATGTTCCTGAGCATACATCATTGCTACCATCAGAATATGATAGACAAAGACAATTAGCTTTAAAGGCTGTAATAGATAATTTTACTCCTCCAGCTGCTCGTCAGGAAACATATGCTGAGCGTGATGCAAGAATGCACAAGCAACCTGCATTAACTTCATACAAAGATCCGTTCAGCATAGCTAACATATTGAAGTTCTTTCAAAAAAATGAAGTTCCAAAGTTTGAAAGAAGTACTCTTCCATTTACGGACGAAGATGTAGCTGAGCAAGCAAAAGCAAAAGTTATGGCGCAAACATCTGCACCTAGTGCTCCTGTTGTTACACCTGTTGTTACACCTGCTGTACCAGCTCCACCGACAGCACCAATTGTTCAAGCGGGAATTAATCAAATAAAAGTTAAACCACAAGTTGTCCAAACTGTTAAGCCACAGGTTACTCCAGTAGCACAGCCATTGTCACAGGCCGTAGCACAACCTGCTATGAGTGAATACGAAAAAGAGATATTGGAAGCTAGGAAGAATCCTAATACCATAGAAAAAGAATTTGAAAGACAAAAGAAAATAGTTGAGCTTGCGGGTTTAAATACGCCTGCTGGACAAGAAGCAGAGGCTCGTGCGAATGAGTTAAAACGTCAATATGAAAAAGCGCATGAGGGTGACCAGTACCGTGCTTTGATGTCCTTCTTACTTGGCATGGGGCAAGGTGCTGGTGGAGGCGCGCGTGAATCACTGAAGACACAAGCCCAACAAGAAGCTGCTCGATTTGCTGAGATGAAAGATATCAATGCTTTGTTGTCTCCTATTGAAGAAAAACGTAGGGCAGATAAAGCAGCACTTGCTTCTGGTGTTACAAGTACATTGGCCAAAGAAGCGGAGCAAAGAGCTTTGGAAAACAGAGAGCTTGGTAAAACTGCCATGACCGGTCGTCAAAATATGGAGCAAGAGAATCTAAGACAAATCAATGAGAATCTTAGAAACCAAATAAGCAATGACAGAGCTTTACAAATAGCAAGAATGCAAACAAACGCAACGTTGGCTGGTAAAGAAATTACTGCTGAAGAAATTGCTAAAGTGCTACAGAAAGACAAAGCGTTTGAAGGCAAGTCATACGGTGAAATCATGACTGCTGCATTTGCTATTAAGCAAGGAGCTAAACCAGAATTAGGTAGGGCTGGGCTGGTAGAGAAGTATGCCAAAGATTGGAATACGATGGGTATCATTGCCAAAGATGAACTAAAGAACCAGGGTATTACCAGCTTAGATCAATATGTTGAACATATGATAGGATTAACTTCTGGTGAGAAAAAGCCAAAAGAAACAGCCCCGGCAAAAAGTGGAGTAGCTAAATTCTTAGGATTTGAATAATGCCTATAGCAAGATTTGAGTTTCCGGATGGACGTATCGGTCGCTTTGAAGTGCCGGAAGGAACTACACCGGAAGAAGCTCAATCAATGATTGGTAGCACGTGGACTAACCTTGTTCCACCTGAGCAAACTACAATGAGTAGACTTAAGGGTGCAGCTGTATCTGGACTAGAACAAATACCCGAAAGCTTGTCTGGCATTCAACTGGGTGCTAAAGCCGCCCTTGGCATGAAAGAATCTGCTGGCCGACAAGCTGAAGAAATACGCAGGTCGCAAGAAGCCAAACGCGGAGAACCACACGGTACATCTTTTGCTGATATCGAGCAGGCATACAAAGAGAAAGGCCTGGGATCAGCTTTATCCAAAGTTCCCATGTATGTGGCAGAACAAGCCCTACAAAGCGCTCCTAGCATGGCTGGTCCTTTGGCTGCAGGAGCTGCTGGAACTATGTTTGCTGGCCCTATAGGTGGTTTGGCTGCTGGTATTGGAACTTATGGCGCGCAACAGTTTGGTCAGTTCATGCAACGCCAAGCACAAGAGGGTGCTACAGGGGAAACGTTAGCACCAGGTAAAGCCGCCGTAGCAGCTGCTGCTACTGCTCCTATTGGTTATTTTGCTGATCGCTTGACGTTAGGCTTTGGAAAGATTCCTGAGAAAATTTTAGGTGAACAAGTTAGTAAAGAGTTAGCCAAGCGTGCTGGTGCTCGTATCGCTGGCGGTACTGTTACCGGTGTGGTAGCTGAAGCGCCTACTGAAGTACTTGAACAAGTTGCTGAACGCTGGCAGGCTGGCTTACCACTTAATGACGAAGAAGCCAAGAGAGAATACAAGGAGGCATTCTTTGGTGCTGCCGCTCTTGGTGGTGTTGGTGGTGCTGGTGCAGCTGCTTTTAGAGGAGCTCCTAAAACAGTTACACCTCCTGCACTTACTGAAACAAAACCTTCTGTTGCGCCAACGATTACACCGCCTGTTACCCCACCCGTTGAAGAACCTATTGTCACCCCTCCTGTCACCCCTCCTGTTACGCCTCCAGAGACTCCTCCTGTTGAGCCGACAGTTCCTCCTACGCCGCCCGTGGAAGAGAAGCCTCCTGTTGAGGTGAAGCCACCGGTCGAAGAGAAACCACCTGTGGAAGAGAAGAAGACAGGCATGGAAGGGTACTACGACAAGACCCAAGCAGCGCCTGGCTATGAAGCTGCATTCCAGGATAGAGCTAGGAATACGGCTACGCATGAGGCACAAGTTAAAAACATTGCCGCCAATCCTGATTACGATCGCATGGGTACGAGCAATGTATTCGGTCATGGTGCTCCTGTTGTAACGAGTAGCGTTAAGTTACCCGAGAATCATATGGGGGAAATCACTACGTCTACATCTGAAAGCGGCAAGAAAGTTCCTGTACAGTACGCGGTTGTTGAAGCAGAAAATTTAACACCTACGCAGAAAGCAAACGGAACACCAAATGCCGAGTATTCAGATGTGGAAAAGGCCGCGATTCGACCCGTGGCAGGAAATGGTCGTGTGGTTGGAATTCAAGAAGCATACAGAGAAGGTAATGCGGGAGATTACAAGGAGAAGCTCATACAAGATGACTCGCACGGTATTGGTAAAGATGTAATTGAAGGAATGAAAGAGCCGGTGTTGGTTCGTGTTATTCCTAAGCGCGAGTTAACACCTGACTTGATAGCAGGATTAAATGTAAGCCCTGTTGATCAAGCCAAGAGTGATGCGGCTTTGATTGATCCTGATGCAATTGCATATCGTCCTGACGACTATACGATCAGCAATACGTCAACAAAAGAATTTATCAATCAATTGCCCGAGCATCAGCGTGGTGATTTGTTGCATCCCAAAACCGGAGATGTAACCGACACGGCTCGCACTCGCATACGCAATGCTTTGTTATATAAGACATATGGCAGCGAAGCTTTGGTCAGCTTACACGAACAAGCACGCGATCAATTTGCTCAAAGAGTACCTATAGCATTAGCTGCTGCCGCTCCTGAGATGAGCAAATTAGAAGGCGCCGGTAAGTACGATATTCGTCAAGATGTTGTAGACGGTGCTAATGCATTTATGCTTGTGCGTAATCAAAGAATGGGGATTGACGAGATGCAAGCAATTGCTAATGCTTTGTCACCAGAAGCCCAAAAATCATTTGAACTTTTCCGCCAAGCTAAATCAGTACAAAACACAGCCTTAGAGTTGACTAAAATGGCTGACAATGCATTGAAAGCAAAAGACGCGGAAACAAAGCCCAAGAAAATTACCGAAGAAAAAACATCTGACGGATATTTTGAACGTGAGCCGTTAACTTCTGAACAAAACTTTCAGGCGTTAAAAAAAGAAAAAACAATTCTTGGTGTTGCTAAACATTTAGCAGATACAGCGCCCAATAGTTTTTATCAAACCGTTGCTGATGCCGTTTATAAACGAATAAAGGAATTTGATAAGCGTGGCGTAAGTATGAAGTTCCAAGCGTTAACTGGGACTAGAAGAACAAAAAGCAGGTATGGCGTATCTAAGCTTCGAACACAAGGCGGTAATTTAAGTTGGGTTGTTCAAAATAATAGTTCACCTCAACCAGGCGATACTTACAATTATCAAGATGGAATGACTTACTCTGCGTTGTTGCATGAGTTATTGCATGTTTGTTCGCAATCGCAATTGTTTTATTTGTCAGATACCCCTGAAGTAAAAGAACTTCAAGATGTATTTGATTTAGTTAAAAAACAATATTTAAAAGATAGAAAAAATAAAGTATCTGAGGCCATGCCATTTACAGTTTCGTATGGCATGAAAGATATCCATGAATTTGTTTCTGAAGGCCTATCAAGTAAAAAGTTTCAAGAGTACATGTCCACAATTAAAGTTGGGGAAAAAACAGCATTTGAAAAAATTGTTGATTTTGTCAGAAAAGCAATTGGCCTAGACCCCGATTATCAAAGTGCGCTTGATGTTTATTTGAAAGCAACATCGCAACTATTAAATGTTCCTGCATTAGAAATTGCCACTGACTTACAAAGGGTTAATAAAACTCTGGGCGTTCCAACAACATCAGTTACCCCTCCTGGTAGACCAAAAAAATCACCAGGCCAAACTTTAGTTAGTGAAGGTGCAGGCAATCCAGTAGACGACGCATTGCAAGCTATGGCCAGCATGCCAGAGCCACGCGTTCCACCTAAACCTGATGATACGCATTATCAAAAAGTTAACAAATCATGGAATAACTTTGTAGATAATCCAGGCGCGTTCTATGAGAATGCAAAGAAAACGTTTACAAAAGTAGCGGATTTAATTGAAACCAAAGTGTTTAACAGCGCAGCTGGATTCCAAAATGAATACAGGCGTATCCTTGAAGAATCCAATAAAGCCACGCCCGATCGCGTTAAGGCATTGATCGGTGCAAGCTTAAGCCAGACTGTACACGCTGACTCTGTAGCAAACGTAGCATTGGAGATGGGTAAAGTTACATACGATCCCAAGCTGTACAAATGGGTTGGCGAGCATTCTGATGATAACTTTATCAACCTGTTCAAGATCAGGGATGACATAGCCAAGAAGTATGGTAAAGAACCTGGTGATATCCAGTTCATTGGTCGTGCTATCTTTGAAGCCCGTCGTACTAAAGAGTTGATGGACTACAACGCTAAAATACAACGGCAGATTGAAAATGCTCAGCAAGAGAACAACCAAGCTGAAGCCAATAGGTTAGCTAAAAAACGTAAGACACTTCATATGGATGAAAATGAAGTGAATACGTATCTTGGTTTCCTGGATACGATGCCTGAATATAAAAAGATGATCGGCACATGGAATGGTATCCGTAAGAACTTCCTAGATACCATGGTCGAAGGTGGACTGTACGGCGAAGAAGAGGCTGAATTGTTGTTTGACAATATGGCTTATGTTCCTTTCTATAGAGAGGACATGATTGAGAAAGACCAAGGGCCAAAGACATTTATCTCTGGCCTACAGGTGGCTGCTGATAAAAAGTTCAAGGGCTCTGTCCTACCCGTCAACGATATCTTTGACAACATGATGCGTTGGGCGCACTACGGCGTGAACAGATCGGTCAGGAATAGATCTGAGCTGTCTTTGATCGATGCCGCTTTAGAATTAAATGTAGGAAAGAAGACCGAAGATTTCCCGTTGATGAAGCGCGTAAAAGAAGGCGCCAAAGGAAACATCATCAAAGTATATAGAGATGGTGATCTCGAGTACTACGACTTAAAAGATCCTTTGTACATGGATGCGTTCAAGGGTATTGAAACCCTAGCTATTCCTACAATTAAATGGATGGCTAACATTGCTGACATATTAAGAAAGTCAGTTGTACTGAATCCTTTATTTGCTGCATCCCAGGTCACGCAAGACTCGTTTGCCGCCATGTTCTCTTCTGGCTTGAAGCCCAAATATTCGTTAAGCATTCCTGCTCGAGCGGTAAAAGAATTTGTACAAGTTCTTGTAAAAGGTACATCTACAGCCCATGAGACATTGAAAAAAGTAGGAGCTGTTGGTAAGGCTGATTATTCTGGTGCCAACGCATCGGATAACGAAATATTCAACAGCATGAAAGGCCCACCTGGGTTTGTAGGCAAGACAAGAAAGCTACTCGAGAAGATCTCCATGGCTTCTGATAACGCTGTCAGACAAGCTGTTTATTCTGCAGCCAAGTCATCAGGGCTAAGTGATGCTGAAGCCATTGAGGAAGCATTTGAAGTTATTAACTTTAGAACTCGTGGTAGTTCTAGGATGCTAACGATAGCAGGGCAGACCATACCGTTCTTTAACGCTTATCTTGCAGCGCAGCATGTGGCCATCAAGACCATCACGGGGCGCGGCATATCTCCACAGGATCGTCGTGCAGGAATAGAAACACTAGCAGCTACTACTGGGTCAGTCATGGCTTTGTCGTTGCTCTACGCCATCATGAATGGGGACGATGACGATTACCTCAAGAAAGCCGCTACGGTGCGTGATCGACTGATCATGATCCCTGGCACTGGCTTATCGGTTCCTATCCGTAATGACATCTTCTCGATACCCAAAATATTGACAGAGCACATGTACTTGCTCTTGACCAATAACGCTACAGAGGATGGTCGCAAGTTCAGGGATTCCATGAAGGCATCTCTGGGTAGTTCTATTCTTGGCCCAACTCCATTACCCCAAGCAATCAAACCCGTATTAGAAGTCATGGTGAACTATGACTTCTTCCAGGCCAGGCCATTGGTGGGTAAGTATCAACAGGGTCTAGATACCGAGCGGCAGTTCAATTCCAGTACATCTGAACTAGGAAAAATACTGGGTAGTTCTGGATTGATTTCTCCTATCGCTGCTGACCATATGATCAGAGGTATGTTTGGATCTGTGGGTGGATTAACTTTACTCATGACCAATCACATAATTGCATCCTTAGAAGGTAGACCAAAGCCAAGCATGTCAATCAATGATATGCTGAGTTCATTGCCTGGAACCAGTGGATTTGTTACCAAAGAATTTGAATCTGGGTACAAGAAGGACTTCTACGTTCTGCGCGATGAAGTCGATAGAGCTGCGGCAACGTTTGCAGATATTGAAAGACGCAGTCCTGAAGAAGCAATGGAGTATCTTTCAAAGCCAGAGAATAGGATGCAAATTGCCTATGCTAAAGACATTGACAGAATAGCTAAAGATCTGACTGAGATCAGGAAAGCAATTGACTATACGTTGTCTAGGCCAGAATCAGCTATGTCTTCTGAAGAGAAAGAAGCTCGTATTAAAAACTACAAGAGCTTAGAAGATCGTATATTAAGAAGTATTAACCTAAAAGAATTACGTGAAAAAGCAATGATCTAACTGTCCACGGTGGACAGTAGTCGTTCAATGACCATTGCTAAGGCATCAAGTTCTTCTAATTTATAGATATTCCACATCCTTTTTTGTCCATGGATACCGTTTAAAGACCCTCTGTGGCAGTCTGCACAAAGAGGCAGGGAGGTGAACCATTGTCCCTGCTTGATCTCATGACATTCACTTGGGCCAGGTTGAGAGCAAATTACGCATGCCATCTCCTTGATCCGTCGAATGTGATCCTTCTCTTGAATCTTTGGGGCTTTTTTGTTTTTGCTTTGCATGCTTGTGTTCTTCCGCTTTTAATAAGCTAGTGAATTTCTTATCACAGTCCTCGCAATGGAAAAGACCGCCTTTGAAAACAATCCTTCCCTTGCGCTTCATTTGATCATGAACTCCAAATCGGACACAATACTTTCAGCTATGGTTTGACCACCGTAGCTAATTGATTTTGCGCCTTCGTTTTGTTTTACGATATTCATTGAGTCGCGTACACCTTTGCTATACCCGCTATTGTAAACGTCGTTACCCTCAATCATCATGACGATGGCGTCCCTGACCATGGCAGATGCTTTTCTCTCTGTTGCCGCTTCCTTCATCTTCAGATAGATATCCTCTGGTAGATGCACAGAATACGGCACTAAACGTTTTGGTGTTTCCATGCTGTATATTCCTGATAGATAAAATTAAAGTGTCTGGCTGCACTAGGGTTTTCCTTCAACTCAGCGCGCGAGCTGATCTGTAATTCCTCCCTTAACCACTCAGCTGCTTGTAGTTCACCCTCTTCAATGACCTGGCCTGTCTCCAGTAAGAATCTATGAAAGCCTGGATCTCTGCATAGGATCGCTGCATTCCTAACAATATCTTTACTGTAAGCCTGATCACGGTTAAGCGGTGTTTCTTCGTCTGATAGACGTACCATCACGACCTGATACCGAGCCCCTACGAAGTCACGCATGACCTCGGTTGGAACCTCGTCTGGATGTATGGACAGGGTAAGTATGTACCCCGTCTTATCCTGTCGTAGCGCTACCTTAAGCGCTTCAAACTGGTTGGTCTTCA